CTGTTATTGGCATTCTAGTAGGGGTTTTCCTCTACTATAGCTTGGTCCGTGTCCTAGTCCTGTGGTTTGTCCTATTTGCTGGTCCTGTAATTTGTTGTCCGTTATTCCTTCGTGATCCGTTATTCCTTCGTGATATATGCTTGGTCTTGGTCCGTTTGTTTTTCCGTTGTTACTACTATGGTTTTCATTCCCTCAGTTCCCGGATGCCTTTATTTGCCTTCAAGTGTTTCTCGTCTTTCTTATCGAGATGCTCTTGTTGGTGTCGGTACTCGATTTAGTTCTTCTACTGTTTCCTCATACAGTGGATTTCCTACTTTGGAGTCTCCTAAATTATTTAGCCCCACGTCGTCGTCTACAAAGGATGACGCGCGAATCCCCGTGAGTGGGGTTTTGCGTGATGGACGACGGTTTTGTCGTCTTTTTCCTGCGTGGGAGTTATTTGACCACGCAACAGTGGGTATTTCCCATTATGCGCGCCTCATGGTTGCGCGCAACGAGCAATTGTCTGAGCTCGTAAAATTAAATCCTCAGATGATTTGCAACACAAGCGTTGATCGTAGTGTTGTAAAGGTTTGTCTGGCAAAGAAAGTCACTCTTGTCGCGCCAGATGGTTCGCCTGTCGTCCATATTCTTCGTGATAATACGTTTGTTACGAAGAATGATGTGAAACAGGCCCATACCGCTTTAGCGGTAGCAAAGATTAGGTCTACAAAATCAAGATTTTTCGGACACAGTGGAGTAGATCCTGCTTGTGATGGTGTTCGAAAGGAGAGTACAACTCGTTTTTCTACATTCAATATTCCGTCGTCTAAACGCGATGGGTTTTTGAATTGTATTAAACGTATTCGTCTTCTCCATCAGACTTGGGAGTTTGGTGCGTGTTATCGGTTTGCTTCTGATAAGGCTATTACAGTTTTGTTAGATGATTATCGTGCGTACTTGATTCAAATTTCTGAGCGTCGTAATAAGACGCCTGCTGCTCGCAATCATTCTTATGCGATGTGGCTTTCTTCTTCTAAAGTTCGTGTTGAATTTGCCCGTTTGGGTGCGTTTCTTGGTGATCGTTATTTTAAGCATGTCTTTAATTTGGCTTTGTTGTCGGATGTGGAGAAGAGTTCGTTTTTTATTCAACGGCAGGGGTGGCTTGGTGGTGTTGTAACTGGTGCTGCTATTGTTTTTTCTGCTGGTGGGTTGTATGTTGGTTCGCAAAAAGTTTATCACAAGTTTACTAAACTTGTCAAGCCTGTTGTGAATTTTCTTACTTCTGTTGAGCAAGTCGGTGGTACTGTTGGTACTTTTGTTAATCCGTTCGTTTCGTTTCTTCGTGTGGTTTACGATTGGTTTCAAAAAGCGTGGGCTTATATTGAGCCTTACTTTTTGTATTTTAAATTTGTTTGGAATGTTGTTAAATATTTTTTGTTTATTTATGCTGCTGTTTACTTTTTCCGTAAGGTTTTTCCGTCTATGTTTGGATCGAACCAAGCTCTTTTCTGGCTTGGTGTTGGTGAAATATTGGGTATTGTTATTGTGTATAAAAATCCTTCGTTGTGGAAGTACTTTATGCCTGATGTTGTTTCTGGCGGTGCTGTTGCTATGAATATCAGTCGTCAAGTTGATGAGTCAAGTGGTTTTACCCTTGGTGATTTGTTTGACATTGGTACACGTGTTGTTCCTGGTAGAGTTAAAAACTTTACTATGGGGCTTGGTGAAGCGTTGCCTAAGTTTACGCGTTTTGGCCAAGCTGTTGAGTGGGTTCTTTCTCGTTCGAAAACTATTATTGCGTGGGGTTACACTTACTTCACTGGTGACCCTTATCCGGTCACTGGTGAAGAGCGTGATCTCATGTTGTGTTATGAAACTATTCGCACTTTTGATGTCCGTCGTCGGGCTGTTGGCCAGTGGGTCAATTTGTTTCAAGAGGATTATTTGTTGGTTGATGAGCTTGACCTTTTGTGTGCTGATTACAAGGTACATAGGAAGTTTTTACCGTCTCGATCGAAGAATATTTCTCCGGTAATTGTTACGCAATTTAATAAGACTTTGTCTATTGTTGAAGAGTGTATGGCTGCGATACAGTTGTATAAGCATACGTCTATTGATCGTTCTTTGCCGGTTTGGTTGCATTTTTTCGGTGTACCTAATACTGGGAAGTCTGATTGTATTGGGCGCGTTGGTGCTGCTACAAAAGCTGGTGTGTTTTATTACACTGGTGATATTGCTTATGCTGGTCCGTGGACGAATCATGATATTTTCTATATGCCTATGGATGAAGCTTACTTTGATGCTTATCAGCGTCAAAAGTATATGGCTGTCGACGATTTGTTTCAAGTTCTTGGTTCTGAACATCGCGTTATTATATCTGGTTTTCTTATGAATTTCATGTCGAGTTGCCCGTGTTATATGCGGGTTGCTGATTTGGAGTTAAAAGGTAAAGTGTCTGCAGGTAGTGATTTCTTTTTTACTTCTGCTAATGCTCTTACTTTTAATACGTTGGGTATTGAGAAGCCCGACGCGTTGCATGATCGTATCACGCTTGCTGTACAGGTTGAAATACATGAGCATACGAAGGAGTGTGCTGAAGGGTGTCATGCGATCAATGATTATACTGTTGTTTCTGCTTCTAAAGAGCGGAGTCATATGTTTATTAATGGTCGTGAGGTTAGTCGATTGACTGAAGAACAACTTGTTAATGTGGTTGTGCAGATGCATTTGGCTAATCGAAAAACGAAAATTCGTCCTAAGATTCCGTTTGTTCCTATGCAGTTTGATTTTAAGTATGCTGCTGTTCGGTCGTCGTATGATGTTGATGGTGTTGCCATGGTTCCGAATCCAATTGTTCAACAAATGGAGGATGGGGCTGAGCCTACTTTGCTTGAGTCTCGCGTGCGTTCAGAAATGGAAGCAAAGTATGGTTCTCGTAGTTCGTTTGTTGAGTCTTTTGAGGAGGACAAGGAACATACTCCTGAGTTCCTTCGTCTTGTTAATGCTTTGCACAATGATGGTGTTGATAGTGAAAATAAGGTTTCTTTTGCGCACAAAGTTAAGGCTCTTTTTCCTCCTTGGTCTTATGGGCCAAAAAACGCTGTGCTTAGCGCTAAGCGTTATGTCCAGTCTCTTTCTCCTGCTCATTGGTTTCTTAAAAGTCGTTCATATGCTAAAGTTGCTTTGTCTGGTGTGTTTGCATCTCAAAAGTGGCCTGGCATGGATGACTTTGTACATTATTCTACTGACATGCTTTGTTTTGCTGATTTGTGGCCTTCTTGGCACAATTCGCAGCTTGAAGAGTATCGAACTGGTGTTTTATTTGCCAGTGGTGATTCACCAACTGACGAAATGGAAGATGACTTTAAAAGTCGTCTTAGGTTTTGTCAATTGTTGCGTAGTGCTGTTTATGTTGTTGGTTTATTTTCCATTGGTCTTGTTGCTTTTAAAGCTTTTGAGAAAAGTTTCAGTCCTGAGCAACAGGTCTCTACTGGTGGTCATTCTCAGCCTACTGGTGGTATCATTGATCCTTCTGAAGATCCCCATGTGAAGTTGCGTGTGGGTGGTTGTCGCAATGGTAAGGGGCATAGACAACTGCGCGGGGGCAAACGTGAGATACGTTTGCACTCCGAGGTTGTTGTGCCGGAAGTTGATCTCCAAGCAGAGAGTTTTGTTGATGTTGCTGCTGGGTTGGAAATTGCAATCCGAGGTAACATTGTTCATTCTACGTTTGGAGATCGAAAGTGTTGGGTTCTTGGTATTTGTGGCAATGTTTGTGTGACTACTTCCCACTGTATTGATGATTTGGCTGAAGATGCTGTGGTTCGTCTCAATGTGTCTTTACAAGGCTCGTTGTATGAATTACGTTGGGGCCAAATCACTCCTATATTTGTTTCAGATGTTGAAGATCTTGTTTTCCTTGTTTTGCCGAAGGGTGTCATTAATTTTCGTGACATACGTTGTCACTTTACTGATGCTCGTACGACTGATGTTACTGTTCGCCGTATTGTCCCTACTGTTACACTTCATAAGGATAAGCCAGTTTGTCAACTTGTTGTTAATTCGACGGATGTTTGGAAACTGTATACTGATAAAGAAAAAGTGGAAATTATTGCTGAGCTTGGTATAGATGGTGAGTTATCGAATATGCCTAACAAGCCTGGGTTTTGTGGTTTGCCGTATTATACTTTGAAAAGTAAGTTGAATCCCCATATTCTTGGGATTCATGGTGCTGGTGATAAAGCGTCGGACGTAAGTTATTTTCATTCTATTACTCTTAATATGTGTAATGATGCTGTTAATGCAGCAAATATACATAAGATTCTTGAGCCTAGTATTCTTGATCGTTTTCCTGTTTTACAGAGTAATTGTCAACCTTTTACTCCTGGCACGCGTGCGAGTGGTGTTTTTGATACTGTGCAAGCACATGTTGCCAATGATACTAGACTTGAGATGACTCAATTCCATCCGGATCATGCTAAATACGATGTTGTGTGGACTATGGGCCATGTTCCGACACGAGTCCCTGCCCGATTTAAGAATCCTGGTGGGGAAGCTCCCTTGTCGAAGACCCTTGATAAATATTCGAAAATTAAGGGTACTTTGATGGTGACTGGTCCTATTGATGACTGGTTGCTTGAGAAGCACAATTTTTCTGAGTTGTTGCCTGATACTTATGATGTAGGGAAAGTTAGGTTGTTAACGTTTGAAGAGGCGGTTGTTGGTGGTGAGAATACTACTCCTGTTGATCTGACAAAGAGTCCTGGTTATCCGTATATTGCTATGGGCATGAAGCGTCATCAAGTTTTGTTTAAAGGTGATAGAGAGATTAATCCAATTTTCCGTTCTGAAGTTGAGTTGTTGAGAGAGCAGTTGAAGACTTTGGTTGTTCCTATGGTGGTCGTTGATTCGTTGAAGGACGAATTGATTTCTATCGAGGATTGTGCTAAATTGAAGGTTCGGTTGTTTTGTATTGGTGAGTTAACTTATTTTGTTTTGTGTAGAATGTATTTTGAAAAGATGTTTAAAGAGATGGAAGCCAAGCCTTATTCGACGCCATTGTCGATTGGGATAAATCCCCATTCTATGCAGTGGGGTTTGTTGCACTCGCGGTTGTCTGAGGTCGGTGATAATGTTATGGCTGGTGATTTTTCTGGTTTTGAGTTTACGATTCCTGGCCAGTTAGTTGAGATGTTCATCGAGTTTTGTGATTTTGCTTATCCTCTCGCAGAACCTGATCGGTCTGTTCGGGCTAATCTTGTTCGTTCCGTGATGAAAGTATGGCATGTTTTGATGAAGCGTGTATATAAAGTTGAGAAAGGAAATAGTTCTGGTAACGCCTTGACTGCTTTTATTAATAGTATATTTAATTGGGGTCTTCACAAGATGTTTTGGCGTTATATGGGTTATACAGAGGATGAGTGGCGGAAGGATGTTCGCTCGGCTTTATATGGTGATGATTCCAAAGTTCATGTGCGTGGCCATCCGGAGTTTAATATGTTGAGTTTTCGTGATTTTTGTGCTGCTATTGGCATGCGTTATAATACGTGTACTAAAGGTGAAATCACTCTACCGTACATTAGTACGGCTGAGTGTGACTACTTGAAGCGACGTTTTGTGATGCGTGATGGGTTTTGTTATGCACCATTGTCTTTGAGTTCAATCTTGGAGATACCGATGTGGGCCTGGAAAGGTTGTGATAATCCCAAACGCGATATGGCGAATTGTTGGCGGAGTGTATGCATTGAGTTGCGACATTATGATAGCGGTTTGTATACGCGTGCGAGAGGTATTGCACTTTGGTGGGCAAGGAATTTTGATGTGGAGTTGCATATTGACCCGTATTCTGATGCGTTGAAGAAACTTTCTAATATGGGGGCTGGTGAATTCCGGTTTGATGAAAATCAAACTGAGCGTTTGTGAACGCTCTCCAGGTACGACTGGTGTGGTCGTCGGGTTGGGCCTACCTCAATGTTCCTCACATTGGAAGGTCTAGGGTTGGATACCTCCTATAATCTCCGTAGTGGTTCACTTTTATGTGACGGTGTGTTCCACGAAACAGCTTCTGTGTACGTTGACAGGCGTCCGCGGTTATTTTATTTCTGTTGCAAATACTTCTTTGATTTCTACTCGCTTTGCTGAACAATCGCTGAATGATGACGTTGTCCCTACGTCTACTTCGACGATTAATTCTACTCTTGATGATACTGGTACAGTTACTAGTGCTCAAGATCTTCCGGCTATGGTGAAGATTATCTATCCTTTACCCGATCAAACGCCGCAAGAGATGTTGTGCCGTCTCTTTGAATTTGATGCTTTTCCTTGGGCTGTGGCTGATGGACAGTCAACCACAACCCCGTTCAAAACATGGGATCCTTACGATTGGCTTTTAACTAGGCCGTTCGTTTCGCAAATTGTACAGTTCTTTAAGTACTTTCGTGCAGATGTTGAGTTGTCGTTTCGTATGAACACCAATCAGTTCTATGCTGGTGCTCTTATGTTTACTGCCACACCGTCTATTACAGCGACTACTCAGGCTTATATACAAGCGCGTAGTTGGCTCAAACCTAAACTTTTGAGTGCTCAACAACAAGATACGCTTGTGTTGCAGCTTCCGTGGCCGTGTCCTGAACGGTTTTTGGATCCTACAGATATCACGACTGGTCACCGTGTTATCTGGTTGGTGATGGGTGATGTTCTTTCTCCCCTTCAAACCAATTCTCCTACTGCTGCAGACTCTCTTCTTGTTTCTGTTCAAGTTCGTTTTCAAAATGTCCAGTTGGTCTGGCCTTATGCAGTTGGTGCGCCTGAGTCTCGTATTGTTAGGCAGTCTGGGAAGGCTCAGAAGGCTACACGGCCTCGGATTCGAGCGGCTAAAGGTTCTAGAAAGGCTATTTATACCCCTTCGTCTACTTCTCAGCCGCTTGCTCAAGCCGTGTCTCCTCCCCCTCCTAGTTTTATGAATCTTCCGACTGTTATTACTGATACTATTGGGAGTTTGGGTACGACCGTGCAGAGTCTTTTTTCCACGGTTCAACCTCTTATGCCCGATATTACTGCTCTTCTTGGGATGCTTGATAAGCCTGAAATTGAAGAGGCTGTTACTCGAGTGTTCCCTACTGGTGCTGCAAATTGTTGTGTTGTTGATCGTAATGATCAATCTTTGCCACTTACTCTCTACACTGGCTCATATGTCAATATTGACCATGAGACAATGCCTGGAGGTCAGCCTTGGAAGATTGTTGATATTGCGAATCGTCCTTGTTTGCACAGCTATTGTGCTTTTACTGCTTCTAATAATGCGTACATTTTTCCTTATATAGCGAATGGTACGCCGTTCGATTTTTGTAAGCATTTGCATCGTTTGTGGCGGGGTAGTGTTCGAATGCAACTCCGTTTTTATTGTTCCTCTTTTGTTTCTTGTCGTTTTCTTCTTGTTTATTCTCCTGGTAGTTCAACGTCTGATCAATCGTTGGCTAATAATGTTACCCGTGTTATTGATGTCAAAGGTGACACTGTTGTTTCGTTTACTCTTCCGTATGTCTTTCAAACGGATCTGGCCTATACTGGTGCGTTTGGTGGTGACCCGTTTGATCTTGTTGGCACTTTGCAAGTGAGTATTTATACTCAAATTATTTCTACTGACACGACCACTGATCCTCGAATTGATATGGTTGTGTTTTCTGCGGCCACTGCTGATTGTCAATTCTCTTACCCTGTGATGCCTGAACCCATTGTGTATTCTACTTGGCCTAATGCTACTCCTGTTGTTCTTTCTAAAGGCAGGATTGTTCGCCAGGCTGATATCTCAGATGATTTTGGGGTTGAGTTTTCTCCGTTTATTGAGGGTTGTACGTACTTGACTGATAATAAGAATAGTACGTCTGAAACTTCGGTTTACGTTACAGATTTGATGAAGCGTTATCAGTCTGCCAATTACCTTGTGCAGGGTACTACTGGGATTTTTGTTGATCGTGATTATTTTCCAAATCCTGGTACAATTGCTCGTGTTCTTTTCAATACTTTCGCGTTTTGGCGCGGTGGTTTTCGCATCAAAGTTGTTACCCCTACTCCAAGTACAACAGGGTCGTCTGCTCAACCAATGTACGGCGTTCGAATGAATGATGGGTCCAGCCCTGGCTCCTACTATCTCGGTGGTGGTGCTGGACTTGTTTCCGCTGATGTTTCGGCCGAAGTTGACTTTACAATTCCTTGGATTCGTACTGTTCCTTTCGACTATATTGTCAGTTTGTTGACTCCTGGTCACAATTCGTACGTCGTGGATTGTTTTGCAAATCTCGACTCTGTGCACGTTTACACTGCGGTGCGTGATGATTTTCAGCTCGGTTTTCTTATTCCGAGTGATTTTCACACGTAGTGTTTTCGTGTGTGCATCTTCTTGAGTTTTCCCACGTTGCGTGGTTCTCAGGTTTTTGCACGGTTTCTTATGTTCCAT